CAGGAAGAGTTTTCAGTACATGCCCGGCAATGCCCCCGCCAGTGGCACTGTAGAAAGCACCCATGGGAGCGCCTTGGGCCAACCGCGAAGCGCCTTCGACCAGGCCGGCAACTGGGGCCACGACTTGCCCAGCTGATCTTGCGGCGTTGTAGGTCTTGCCTGCTCCACGCACAATCGGCGGGAGTGCTTTCGCGAGTGTTCCCCGCACCATAGGCGCGCCACGCACAAGGCCTTCCGGCGCAAGGGCTGCCACTGCTTGCGCTGCGCCTTCCCCCGATGTCTCCTGTGCTACCTTGGCATATGTGCCCCGCGGATCTGGCGAAGCGTTGATGTCGCTGACTGCCCCAGGGACTTGCGCGATCGCGCCGGGTGCTCCCATTAGGCTGCTGACTGTGCCGCGAACGATTCGATGTAGCCCTCTGCTGAATGGATCGTCCGGTTGAGTCCCGCCAGCCGCTTCCATTTGTTCGCGGTGGGCTTTCTCTTCCGGCGTCTCCGGTTCCGTAAACGGCTTGACGATGCTGTCTTTGATGGTGCGGAATCCCCGGCCAAGGCTCTGGATTCCTGAGAGCGTTGCGTTGCCGTAGGAGTCAAGCAGAATCTCTTTGTCGAGAAAGCCGGGCTTCTCTGAACGGCGCTGCTGGCCCATGAATGCGTCCGGCGTGAGCTGCTGCGCCATGAATGCCTCGGGGGTCAGCACCTTACTGGACTGTGTAACCGGCATCCTTGAATTCCTTTTCCGCCTGCTGCTGCATGATCGCTTTTTGCTTCGCGTAATCCATCACATGTTGATGATTTGCGACCTTCTGCGCGCTGCCAGGAAGTTCCATGTCCAGCGGCTTAAACGCAGAGCCGTAATTCTGATTGACCGTTTTGAGGGTGTTCTCATACCTTGCGCGCGCTCCCTCACCCTGAAGTTTCTGCATCTCCGCCATATCGTTCAGCACGCTCTCCGGGATCGATGCGCCCGTCAGAGCTTTCCCGAGATGCCCTTGCATCTTCTGCCAGAGAGAGCCGCCACCATAGTTCTGAATTTCGGTCATGTTGATCCGGTGGATGCCTTGGGAGGTGACGAGTTGCAGCGCCCCTTCTTCCGGGATCAACTGGTAGGAAACGACATTGCCTTTCCGGGCCGCGTCCATCATGGCGTTGAGCCGTTGCGAGACGGATTGGGCTTGCGCGAACTCTGTACCGGCTTTGGTCGCTGCATCGGTCGCAGGGCCGATCAGATGTGGCGGGACATTGGCCAGTGCAGCATTCGAACCGCGGGCCGTCGCTGCTTCAATGTTGGCCCGCGCCCGACCTTCGGCGCTCGCCACGTCCACCTTGTCTTGCTGTGCTTGCTTGCGGCCTTTCTGGGCGGCTTGCCACAAGGTCTGCGCTTCGGGGTCAGTCGGGATCTGATCAGGCCCGTACTGCTTGCCCGGGCGGTCCTGGAGTGCCTCTGGGATTCCGCCTTCGCCTTTGATGAGGGTATACTTCGGGCCCAGCGGCTTTGTGTTCTGGATCGCCTGGTCGAGTTCTTCCGGGGCGACTTGGACATCGTGGTACTGGGCAATGCGCAGGTACTTCAACTTGAGCGCGTCCGGCGAATAAACGTCCAGCGCGCGGTCTTCGAGATCCTTTTGCAGGTGGTCCATGAGTGTAGACTTTCGAGCGACCATCGGATTGTTGGCAGCCAGGTTCGCCGTCTCTTGGTCGGTATGCGCAATAGTCGATAGCTGGCCCGTCTGCCCGAGGTGCTCCTTGAAGGCCTGGCTAACTGCTCCCGCTTTCATTTGGGGCATGCCTGTGTCGTAGGCGCGCTGGGCGGCATCCTGATCCGCCCAGCGGCTGAATATCTTCGCGCCTTGTCCTGGCGTGTGATTGATGTCGCCGCCGAATTCGGCGAGGCCGCCAAACATCGTCGCGAGAGCGCGGCGCAGCCCGGCATGCTTTCCGGTGTCGAAGTCACCGACCGGGCGTGGTTGCATGTGGGCCTGAACCGCTTCCGGGTGAGCCGTGGCGTAGTCGTTGGGATCTTCGTAGGAAGCCGGTTTAGGTGCAGGCGCGACGGGAGCGGCAGGTAGCGGCGAGGGGGTTGCAGACGTCTGCATGGGCGCTGGCGCAGCTTGCGCAGGGGGTTGAGGAGGTGGGGCCGGTTGGTCAGGGAGCGGCGGCATCATCGCCGCCTGCGGCCCGCCGAAGAGCAGCTTTTGGATGGTCTGCGGATCGATTTGTCCGATATTCAGTCCCATTATTCAAGACTCCAGAAGCCCTCGACGTTGTAGCCGTGCGAGCGCTTCACGCGAAGGAAATAACAGACCTGCGCTTCGGGCAATTGATCGACCGCGATGACACTTTCGCGGCCTTCGGTCGTATTGAGCGTTTCGCCGTGCGCCGATCCGGCACAGATATAGCCGCCGTCCGCGCGGTCGAAGGCGTGCGTCAGCGAGACGCGAACCGTGTGGGCCAGCGTGGCCACATCGCAGACCAGTTGCGGCGCGGTCTGCTCGTTTTCGACCACTTCATCCCCGACGCCGTCGATGCCGAGCACGATATCGCCGATCTTCAGGAATTCGACTTTACTCCACTCCCCGCCAGGCAGCAGGATCCGCATGCCAACGGTGATGCACATGGCCACGGCGCCAACCGCGCCTCCGGCTTGCAGACCAGATCCGATGATGCTGCCGAATTGGCTGGGGTGATACTGTCCCGCCGTGCCGTAGATCTCCGCGCTCGACTTGCCCGACTGCCCGGAGCCCTGCAACGCTCCTGACCCCGTACTGGCGGCATTCCCGCTGGCGATATTCGACGCGTTCCAGAAATTGTTGAGCGCTTCACTGTGCTGCTTGCCGAGAGCGTCCGAGAATGCGGCGCCGCGCGAGTCGGCGACGTCCGATCCCATCTTCCGCTCCTGGTCGGCCTGGAAGCCCGAAGGCGTCGAACCCGATCCCATGCCACGGTTCGCCCAGGACTGCGCGAGAGATCCCCGCGCGTTTGTGTAGTCCTTGGCCAGTTGGTCCGTGCCCTGGTTGTAGGCGGATTTGTAAGCGCCGGACAGGTTCGCATCGTTCAGCTTCGCCGGATCGAGCATGGGAGTCAGAGATCCCGAGGTCGATCCCTTCGCGCCCGTGCCGAACAACATTCCCATCAGACGTTGCTGGTAGGCTTGGTTCTGCTTCGACAGCGCCATGTCCTGCGCTGACGCGGCCTGCTGCGAGTTGTAAGCGCCCGTCGCTTGACCTTGTTTGGCTTGACCGCCTCCGCCCATGTTATAGGTCCTTTCCGAAGAACTGTGATCTGCGGTACACGCGCAACATCCCAAAACTCATGGCCAGCTTCTGCATGATCCGGCCCCGGATGGTGCAGAAGTAGGAGTAGATCCCACTGACGTTCTTGCTGCGATCCGCGAGCCACGCATCCAGTTCGCGGATCAGCAGATAGGTCGCCTTCTGCCGGGCAAAGAGTGGCGCCGTCTTCGAGAAGAGGGGATCGAGCAGAATGGGCTCGATCTGCCAGATTACGCGCGCCGCCGAGAAGCCGACAATTTCTCCCTGGTATTCCGCCACGAACACAATCGAGTGAGTTAGAAGCTGCTGCTCGAAGTAGCGCCGCTGTTCATGGAGCATCGAACGTAGAATGAGCAGATCTTCGAGCCGCGCCGGCCTTACCGTGACCTGACTCATTTGCTTTTCAATCGTTGGATGTGAGCCTTGGCCCGATCGCGGGCGTGATGAAGTTTCTCCACTCGCGCCAGGTGCTCGGCAATGTCCTTGTCGATCTCGGCCTCATCGCGGTGCAGCTCGTGAAGGGTCAGCACCGATTCTGAGGATGCGTCACCGCAGCAGCGCACTCGCACCGCCAGCAATCCGTCCCCAACTTCTTCCACCGCAACGACTTTGGCTTTGTGTTCGCTCATGACTTAAGTTTTCATCGTGTTGTGGGCGGTGTAGCCATTGGAGAGTCGGAAGCAGTGCTCGTCGTCGGTTTCACCTTCGCCTTCGATCGAGAGGTTGTAGACCATGCCCTGGTAGTGCACGACCCGCTCAAAGAGCGCGTCCGCCCGGATCCATTCCAGGCCTTTGCGGAACCGATGTCCTGGCGTCACGAAACAGCCATCCGGCATTTCCAGCAGCGGCCCGTCATACTCATGCGAGATGACGCTGAGCACTTTGCGCCAGCCGACTCGCGTCTGCACGAGATCGTCCCCGCCCAGCAACTGAGAGATGGCGATATTGCCACGCGGCGTCCAGACTTCGGTTTCCGCCGAAAAGCACCCGCCATTGCCGCCGCCGCCGCAGCCAGTGCCACCGCCGCCAAAGGCTGGGGTCGTGATGCTGCCCAGATAGAGCCGGTGCAGACCAGCGGTCACGCTCGGGTTGGAAGTGCTTGCGATATACGCCAGCGCGCCGCCCTTTTCGGTCGGATCGTCGCAGTAGACGTAGTACTTCGTCGAATCGTTGAGCGGCGTGATCGATCCCGAGTTGTAGTTGACTTGGCCGAATGGGTACTGCACGACAAAAGCGGCGATGTTGATCGTCGCCTGATTCGCTCCAGCGCCAGTGACCGCCGTCAAAGGCTGCGTGGTCGGCGTGAACGGCTGATTGACCGCATAGTCCTGCGTGATCTTCGCTGCAACCGGAAACTGACTGGCATCGAACAGCTGTGGGCCAGAAATGAAAACATTCGGCGCCGTCTTTGTCGAGGCCGGTACGGCTTTCAGCCAGTAGTAGGCCTTCTGCCCGGCAATCGCCTGGTCCGCATCCGAATAGGTGACCGTGATCGGGAATCTCTGCGGAGTCGAGACCAGGGAACTCCGCGGCCAGATCGCGATGATTTGCGCCGCCCCGATGTCTTGCGAGAAATTCCGCAGCAAGACAAAGGAATCGACGCCTTGCAGCGATGCGACCTGGAAGCTGATCTGGGCGCCGCGTGTCTTGATATCGGCCCGCGCCAGCAGGTTCGACAGCGGAACCGGCAGCATCCGCCCGCGGCGGTCCAGCCGATCCAGACGATCGGCCGCCTCATCGAGGGCCGTCGTGACGCCCTTGTTGGTTCCAGCTCTCATTGCGCGCTCGCCGCCACGGGGTTCCACTTCACGGCGGCATTGAAAACTTTCTGCGGCTGATCATCGACGGGGAATTCGATGAACCAGCGCACGAAACGGCCGGTGCTGACACCGGGCAGTTCCATCTTCGCCCGGAAGCAGGTCGGGTCCACCGGAGATGCTGGCATAACGCCGATCGGCAGCGCGTAGGAGATTGCCTCGACATCGACACCATCTGTAGCCAGCGCCGAGGCGTGAAACTTGTCTTTCGCCGCCGGGTTCGAGGTGCGCACGTCCATGAAGCGGAAATGCTTCTGAAATTCGGGCAGATCGCAGTCGGAGAACTCGGAGCCGCCAACCGGCGAAAATTGCACGTCCGCGTCGGTCCACCCGTCCGGCCACCGGAAGAGGTTCCCGGCATTGTCGGCCAGCCAGATGTAAGCCTTCGACCCGACCAGCACATCGCCCGACGTCAGCATGCGGTGAGAGAAAAACGCATCCGACTCAGCCGCGCCGAGCAGCCGCCCATCTTTGGTCAGCTCTCCCATGGGGCCGGAAGGCCCGGTCAGGATCGAGATGTCCCAGAGCTGGCACCAGTCGAAGTATCCGAGCTGCGGTTGGGTTGCAACCAGCAGCATGAGGATGTTGTAGCGGCCGAAACTGTACCAGCGCAGTTCGCCCTGCGAGAGCTGATCTTCGGCGATCGACTCCATCGAGAGCTGATTCGAGCCATCGGCACGGGCAATCTTCCAGCTGATCTCGACCGGGTCCCCATACCCATTCCATGCCCATATTTTTTTATCCGGGCCGACCCAAGCCATCCATTGCGGCGTGGTGCAGAGGAGCTTTGAACCGGCGCATCCGGGCTTGATGATGAAATCCCGCTGGGTGAAGGTTTCGGCCGAGAAGCCCGTCGCCCGGGTCCAGCCGAGTTCGGTAGCCAGCATCGCGCCCTGATTGAATTCACAGCCGGCCGTAATGGCCTTCGTCCCGCCGGGCACGTTGAAGAACACCGATGTCGGCGCCGTTTCCTGTGGAATGCCGAGCGACACTTCCTCGAGGCCTGTGGCCTGGACCAGATCGGGCTTGCCGGGGATGCCTGCCAGCACCATTCGGCCCTGATACTCAAAGATAATCCGCGCGGCCGGTGGCGGCGTGTTGTTGTACGGAATCAGCCGCGTGATATCGAGTGCCGAGTCCAGGAGCGCATCGCCATAGCTGGCCGTGCCGTTGGCTACTTCCGCCAGGAAGGTGAGGACCGAGGTGCTGTTCGCCGGGGTGTCGTTGGTCGCCCAGATCCAGAGATGCGTCACCTGCGCGTCTACAGACGCCGCCAGGTTGCCGACGGTGACGACCTGGTTGGTGAATGCCCCGGTGTGCGCCGAGAGCGGCGAGGGTGGCCCGACATGAACGCGCGTCACACCCTGCGCGTCGGTCCACTTCGACACCCAGCTGTAGGCATATTGCCGACCGTAGGTGAGGGTCAGCCCGCCAGCGATCAGCGCGACCGTAGGCGCCGCCGCGGGGGCGACGATGCCCCACTTATACTTCGTCAGCACGCCGGCGACATCGACAAACCGATAGGCATTGATGCCGTTCGAGCCGTAAAGCCCGAAAACGTTGGTTGCAAATGTCCAGCGCGCGGCCGGATCTTCGCCGGCAACAATCTGCCGGTAGGCCGCGATCCCATCGGCGCCCAGAATCCCGATCTGCCCGGATCCGGCCAGGACAACCATTTGCTGTGCATCGACATGGCGCCGGAAGTCGAAGATCTTCTGGACGTTGAAGCCGACGTTTTTGACCAGCGTGTAGCCTGGCCGCTTGTGCATCACGCCATCGCCCGGGAAGATGAGCTGCGCGGCGACCAGGAGATGGTCATCCGAAATCTTCGCGATATTCGAGCGGGTATAGCGGCCGCCGCGAAATGAATCCCAGACCTTCGCCTGCAACTCGCGGATCGCCATTTATAATGTCCTTGCATGCTTACGTGGGAAGAGGTAGGACGACTCCGAGCGCGCCGAGAAGAGGGCGCAACGATCGTGCGCCGCAAGTCGACCTATCAATCTAAGTCGTCTACATAGGGTTCAACTTCTCGCCCGTGCTGCTGCTGCCGGTTGCGGGCGAGCTTCAGATACTGCGTCTTGTGGATGCCGCCCTTCGTTTCGAAGCGCTCGGCATTATCGTCATCCTGGGCCGCCAGCAGCTCGGCCGTGGCCAGGTACTTCAGCGCATTGTGTCCTGGGGGATCGATCAGCAAGGGTGATTCGGCGCCGACGATCTCGATGTGCTTCGCCGTATAGAGCAACTCAACGAAGCGCGGGCCATCGAGCGGCATCGGAGAAATTCGGATCGTCTTTACGTAAGTTCCGGCGACGGCGTCAGACTGCTTTTCATATGGCCCGGAGTACATGAAGGTCGACAATTCCGTATGGACACTCGGAATGAACTGTGCCGACGTTACCGACTGGGAGTTGATGTCCGCTGGCGTGACAAGACGCCATGGCTCCGTTGCCAGCAGCCGTTCGCGCATGCGCACAGGTTCTCGACCGTCGCCGGCAGCGTGTACTCCTCGGTGTTGGCGACAAGCGTCATCGAAATCGCGTCGAACACCCAGAAGTAGCCGCGGTTCTCATTGAGGACTTCGGTGTAGAGCTGCAGGGCGGCCGTGTTGATGGCCGCCCAGACCTCTTCCTCGTCGCGCGAGAAGTAGCTTTTCTGGTTGCACCAGGCGAATAGTTGCTGCAGGGTCATGGCGTCCTAGAGTGCTGCGACTGCCGCTTCCGAGCGGTCTTTCTTGCCTTTGACTTTCCGGTCGTAGGCTTCAGCGTCTCCACCAGATCCCCGCAGACTGTGATCAACCGGCTTGGCGACTTTGCCGGTCATCACGCCCGTGGTCAGGGAGTCGGGCGTTTTCGCCGGCTCCATCTGCGCTTTCAGCTGCTCGGGATCGAGCTTCTGCCCGCTGGCCAGGGCGATGACGATGGCCATCATGCTGTTCATCATCTGGCCTTGCTGCACCAGGATGGCCTTCACATCATCGCTGACTCCGGCGCCGTGGCCATTGCCTGCCTGACCCTTCTGCAGGTTCAGGAAGTACTGTTCTCCCGGATCCTGAATGTTCAGCGCCTTCAGGGCATTCCTGGTAAAGCCGGAAGCGGCCCGTGGAGCGCCGCCGGCCGCCATTGCCGATTGACAATCGGCCAGATGGCCTTCCACGACCTTACGCAAGTACAGATTCCAGAGCTTCTGGGCGCGCTCCACGACAAGTTCTTCCGTCGGCGCGAATGGATACTTCCAGAGTTCGAGTTCGGGATCCTCTTTTGCCGGATCCCACAGGGGATCGAGCATGGCGATACCGCGCGGCCCGAATTTCTGCTTGATGTCCCGGATGAACTGGACCGAGATCGTCGTGTTCTGGACTTCCAGCTCCGAAGGGACTTCAAACCAGCTCTCTTTCGGGGCGCGCAACGGCCAGCGGCCAATATAGTGAATGTCGCCGCCTTCGGGCAGGGAGAAGGCGATAGTTTCGTCGATGCGGTGACCGGCATTGTAGAAGCGAGCGTTCATGGTTCTCCTTGTGTTCGGCGGTTAGACGGCCCGGAGGCTCGATCCCCGCCGAAGAGTTATGGAAGTAAAAGCGTGCAATTGCTGGTGAACCCTTTGGGGACGCTGCCGGTTGATGGCAGACAGGTCAGGGTGATTTTGGTCGGGAATACAGCGTCTTTCCCGGGAGGTCCCGCCGCTCCGGGTTGGCCGTCTTTTCCGTCCATGCCCGGAGGCCCTACTATCCCTGCTTGACCGTCTTTGCCGTCCACACCGTTGTTCCCGGCTATGCCTGGGTCGCCCTTGTCGCCCTTCAGTGGCAGTGGATTTCCGAACGGAGCGCCGGCGATCGAGACGTGCACGCCATCATTGGCAAAGCACAAGCCGGTCTGATGTGCGACCTGGTCCGGTACGCATAGCGATGGATCGATCGGGCCGCCCTGCATCGGACCCAGGTAGATGATCTGTGCCGCAGCCGGAAGCGAAAGCGCGACAGCGATCAGGACAACGGAAAGAGCAGATTTCATTTGTTGGGCCTCATGTCGTGCCGCTCGATCAGGTTCACCAACCGATTGAAGGCGAGCCGATTGAAGCGCCGATTATGCGCAGTGACATCGTCTCTGTTCTTTTCTCGCCTGGCTTCGAGCTCGGCATCGAGGTTGTTGGAGTGCTGGATGAAATTAGCGCGGCCGCGTTCCGTCTGACCGCCAAACGATTCCGAGTAAGTGCGCATCTCGCGCAGCTTCTCCAGAACGTGATCGCCGAGCGGCAACGGGGTGCCCTCATCGTCCTGCACCATCGTCACGTAGCTGCGCTGACACAAGTGCGAGTGCTTCGGCCGGCCATCCGGCCAGAGCTCCCCGGCATGGTGCTGGATGCACATTTCAATCTTCCAGCGGCCGGGCTTTTGGCGCATGTGCGGCGGCAGGTGCCAGGCGACGATCAGATCCTTGTCCAGGGTCTGCAGACGCCGGTTGAATTCTTCCGGGAACGATGGCGTCTGCTCGCCAATGACTTCGACGCGCCGCGGCGGCCGCTGATCGTAGACGAGCTTCTTCACCAACACTCTCCCAGCCAGCTTGCACCGCCGCGCAGGTGCAGCTGGACTCCATATGCTGCCCAGGCTGGATAGATCCACGAGGCCCACCCCTTCTTCGGCAGCACTTTGGACACAAACATCCCGCCAACAATCACCGGCAGATGCGTCTCGACAAAATCTTGAGGAAGGTCAGAGCCGTCGGGTCCTGTCCGATGTTTGGGTTGGCTTCGATGCATTTCCCTTTGTCGAGTCCGATCCGAGTGATGGCGTAATCAAATGCCGTGGCGCCCGTCAACGCGAGTGTCGAGCACCAAAAGCGGCAATCTGTCACTACATCCCGCAGTGGTCGATTCGGGAACTTCCAGCAGCCACCGAGCCAGGCCGGCCCGCAGGTCGGTTCAACCGTAATGGGCGGTTGGACAGTGCTGGGGGCGTCGGGATCCGGTGCAAGGATCTCCAGTGGGAAGGTAAATGCCGGGCGTAGCTCCTGCGCGGCTGTGCAGATAGATATCAACAAGACTGTAATTAGAATTTTCATGAGAGTAAAAATCGGGGCCGCCGGTTACCCGGTCGGCCCCAGTGCAGTTCACTTCGGAGGCCTCCCTCTTGGGGGAGAGATTAGCGGACGTGATCCCAAGTGCGGCGATAGATCAGATCACAAATCGTCGCTTTGGTCACGCCAAACTCTTTAGCTAGATCAGAGTTGCGCTCACCCGACGCAAAGCGCTGTCGGATGTGCCGAACTTGGTCAGCGGTCAATTTCGCAATATAATGCCCGTCACCGCGAGGCGTACGGTCCCGCCCTCGCGCGAATTTGTCGCGCATGTTCTCAAGCTGCGTGCCGGTATAGAGATGGTCCGGCCGCACGCAGTTCGCGTTGTCGCAATGATGTAGAACATATTCGCCCGGCCTCAACGCGCGTCCATTGATCAGTTGCCACGCGATACGGTGGGACTGAATGTTTTTCCCGCGCCACTTGAAAGAGCCGTAGCCGTTAGGGAAATGACCTGCGTTCCATTCCCAACACTTGGGCGTCGCTTTTACTTTTGTCCAAAATGAAGCCGCTTCAAGAGGGGTAAACACGGGGGTTGCTCCTTTCGAACAACCCCCATATTGTACTACCTCAATGGAAACTACCGCACGTACACGGCAGGCACGGCGAGTGCCTCAACTCGGCCCGAAGCATTGGGTCTCGGCCATGCGTAATTTCCATATTCACGCATGATCGCCTTGTACGCAGCATAGCCGGCATCCCACTTCAGGATGCTGCCCTCTTCCTCCATCCACGAGAGCGGCGTGACTACGCCGTTCTGGCAGTACTCGGAGTTGAGAGCGAAGATTGTGGCCGGGGAAGCATCGACATCCTTCAGGAAGGGAATCCCGTTGTAGTCGAGCTCCTGGAAGCCGCGATCCAGCTTCTGCGTGTTGACGTAGCGCTTCAGCGACTGGCCGAGCGATACGTAGGCATCCCACTGGGCATTGCCGCAGAGGAAACGATCGGGTGTTTCCCCAGACGACATTTCGCAGAGCGAGATGATCTGCTGCAAGTGCGTCTCGGCAAGAGCCGCGCCGCCGGCAGCCACCACGTTGCCGCGCAGGATCGGATAGGTCGCGCGCGACAAGGCCTGGAATGTGACGCTCGAAGAATTGTCGGTTGCGAGCTGCAGGCCGACATACTCTTTGTTGACGGAGTTTGCCCGCACGACCACGTCGTTCTGCGTGAGCGTGAGAGCCTGCGACACCGTCACCGTCTGCGTGGTCGGATCGACGGCCGTGATCTGCACACCGCCGCCCGGCGTCCGCTGCGTGACCAGCGTCGAATCCCAGACGTCGATCTGGTCGTTCAACTGCAGATAGCGCGTTCCGAACTGACCAAACGCGGTGCCGACTTTCCCGACAAACTGGGTCGCGGCCGACGTGTTCGCGTTGACCAGCGTCAGAGTGCCGGTGCCGTCGCCATAGGTCATGATGTTCATGTGCTTCATGACGTCTTTGGCGATCTGCGTGACTTCATCGTCCAGGTGGTTGATGAAGGCCTGCTTGTTGTCTTTCGAGTTCTGGATGTCCTTGTCGAAGACGCGGATCACCCCGAACACTGCGCGATCGAAGATCTGGAACTTTTTCTCCTGCTGGCGCAGGGGAGTGGGCAGTTGGTCGTCCGAGTTGCGAGCACCTACGCCGGCGCGGTTCCCACCCACGCGAATCGACACCTCGTAGTGATCGCCACCCAGGCGGACGCCTTTCGCTTTGGTGAAGAGCTTGCGCGCCACCGCTGCGAGGTTCTGCTGTTCCACGATCGCGTCGGAATACACGTTTTTCAGAATGCCGCCGATGCGGTTAATCGTGTTTTGATCAGCCAAGGTCGTTTCTCCTGTTGGGGAATCGCACCGCGAGATGCATGCGGCGCAGGTGGACGTAGGACGGGCTCAGGGGCTACAGCAGATCGGCTGCGGCTTGCCGACGCCGCTCGCTATTCGCAGCCGCTTCTTCGCGGTTGGTTGCGAGCTTGCGCGTCGGTTGACCGGCCGGCGCCGGAGGCGCCCCGCCAGCAGGAATCTTCGGGTTCCCGGCCTTGCCGGCCTGGGTCCGAGACTGCGCGGCCGAAAAGCGCGACATGCGCTTCACTTCCGCGTTGTGAACTTGGGTAAAGAGGCGCTGAATATCGACGAAGTTGTTCTTCTCGACGCGCCCGATGACAGCAGGGTTTCCGTTGACCAGGGCCGCCACCTGATTGATGTAGTAGCCGACATCTTCGGGGTCCGCGACGCCTTTCTGTTTACAGAACTCGCCGATCTTGTCGGTGACGTTCTTGAAGACCGTCTGCTGATGCGCCTGGCGCTCGGGCGTCTGCTGCTGTGTTTTGCCGTCTGCAATCGTCTTTTCGAGCGATGCAACCTTGTCGGCGAGCGGATCGTCGAACTTGCGCTGCCCGTCTGCACCAGCCGCCGGCTTTCCCTGGCCATCCTTCAAATAGCCATTCGTGGTGAGCCAGCCGATCAGGTTCTGGGCGATGGCCGACTTCTGCTCGTTCGACCAGGAGGCATTCTGGGCCATGACATCGAGCAGCTGGGCCGGGGAGCCCTTGCCCTGCATGATGTCGTAGAGCACCTGGCTGTCGGCGAGCTGGAGGCCCAGCTCTTTCGAGTCGGGGATTCCGTGCTCGTCGAGCACTGGCTGGATCGAATCATGGAACGTGCTGAGTTCCTGGTAGCGGGGATCGGCGGCGAGCTGTTCTTCCGTTAAAGCCCCCGCGGCTGCGTCCGGCTGGCCGTCCTGCGGCCCTTCAATGCCCGCAGTCCCTGAACCATCACCGGCGGCCTGATCGCCGTCCTGAGAGCCTCCTGCAGCGTTTGCACCGTCAGCGGTGGAATTAGCCGCATTGAACATGGCGAGCGCGGCTTCGGAGCGATCCTGGGAATCCATGACCCCGGCTCCTTCGCCAGCCGGCGGATCTTCCAGAAAGCCTTGGTAAGCGGGGAAACCTTCGCCGCCCCAATTGAGATCGAGTTTCGTGATGTCCATGATGTCCATAGTGTTCTCCTTTGTGCCGCGCCCAATGAAAAAGGCCGCTCGCGGCGGCCTCTCTGGGCTTACGGTTGTAATTCAACTACTCGAAGTAGCTGTCGAAATTGATCCCAGCTCCGCCGCCGGTCCCGGGCTTCTTGGGGCCACGTTTCGGGTCACTGGGGTTGATCTGCTTCAGCGGTGGCGCCGGCAGCGTCGGTTTGTTGCCGTCATAGGAATCGTGATTGTTGTGACTGCCTCGGGATCCAGCCATCGGGAAAGTGCGGAGTGCAGACATCCCCAAAATCAAAAGGGCCGCAGCCTCGTGGCCCTAGGCTCTGGCGATTCTCCCGCAACCTCCTTTCTCGAACGAATTAGACAACTACCCGTGGAACGAATCTTTCGGCACGCCCGTGCCCCGCGGCCCGTGCAGCGCCGGGGCTTCCACAGGCTTTGAATAGTCGACCACGTCCGGGATCCGCGCGCCGTGCTTGTCGTGGCCCTGCGGCGTGACCTCGAACGTTCCTTTTTGATCGCCGCGGGAGTCGTGGGCGGCCGTGGAGGCGTAGAGCGGCTTCTTTGCAGCCTCCGCGGCGGCGGCGGTTACGGCGCGGTCCTCGGCCAACATGGAATCCTGTGGCAGGTTCTTGCCCCGCGGACCCATCGCCAATTCTTTATCGTCTTTGGCATGCCCCAAGTCGTCGAACTTGTCGGTGTCGAGCGAAGGCTGCGTCGGCCCTCCCGGAATGGCTGTGACGAAGCTGTGTGGGTTGGGAAGGGAAGCGGGCGCAGCGTCAGCCGCTGCAACGTTCTCCGGTTCCTTCGTTTCGACGGGGGCAAGCGCAGCAGACGTCGTCTCTACTGTCGTCTCATCGGAGGCCGGTATCGTTTCGGCCTCGACCGGTGCGGAGGAAATTTCTACGTTTTCCATGGATCATCTCCTTAAGGAACTTGCGCCGCAACGTTCGCGGCTTCCGCAGTGGCGCCCTGGCCGGCGCCTTCCGCGGTCATATCGACGCCAGGCACTCCATTCATCCCTTTGCCCTTGCCTTGCTTGTTTCGCATGGCGCCGGCCAGGCTTGCCGCGATTGGCGGCGCAGCGGCTTGCGCGATCTGGGCCACCTGCGCGGCCATCATTGCCTGCTGGGCCGCCTGGAGCTGCTGGACATACAGCATGATCATTTGCTGGGCCTGCGGGGCGATGCCTTCAAATTCTTCGGTCAGCGTGAAGTCGATGAAGATCTTCAACTGGATCTGGACATCGACGTTCGGATTCGGAATCGGCATCTGGCCTTCGAGCACGGTGTCGAGATCGCGCTCGGCTTTCAGGTACTGCAAGTGGTTGGTCAGATTAACGTCGTCCAGGTTCGCAAGCTGCGAGATCACATACTCCCGGGTCTGCGAATCGGTCGGATCGATCATGCCGCCCTCGAGCAGCAACTGGAAGGCCTGCTCTTTTTCGGCCAGCGTCTTCGGCCGCGAGCTGTTGGGCTGGATCTCCAGGATGTATTCGCCTTCCAAATCCCGGCCAAAGAGCTGCTTCATGCCCCAGCGGCCATTGAAGCCGGCCACTTTGACCTTGCGTTCTTCGGTCCAATTCTTCCGCGCCAAACAGAGTGCCTTGCGATAGCGCAAAGCGTGCGCCGTCTCCCAGAGGAAGCGCTGCGTTGAGATCTGCTCATCGGCTTTTGCGCCGAGATAGGCCAGGCCCCGAAAGGCAGTCACTCCTTGCGGGTTCATGCCCTGCTGGACGCCCTGCGTCATTCCGATCTGCTGGAAGTCCATCAGGATCGCCGCGCGCAGCGTCCAGGCCGATGCGTGGATCGGCGTGGGCAGTACAAAGCTCGGCGCGATCTTGCCGTCGCCGATCGGATCGTATTCCACCACATCCGACGGTGATCCTGTCGGTGGTTTCGTGGTCTGCGTCGTCGGCCACAACCACTTGCCGGCCGCGTTCGACATGAACGCAAGCTCAATCAGGGAGTCGAGCCGATTCAGCCGCTTCTGCAACGGGACCAGGTCAACGCCCAGGCCTTTCGGATAGACGTTCGCCGGGTCCAGTTCCCACAGATAGAACGTGAACGGCGTATCGTCTTCGAGGGGCGAAATCCCCCAGTCAAGGACTTTGCCGCCGCCTTCAATCAGGAAGATCCCCCACTGTTCGAGCTGTTGGATAGGATCGAGTTCCCCGTCGGGCGCTTCAAACAGATCGTTCTCTTCGCCGTCATCACCAGCAGCTTCTCCCCCAGCGTCGAGACTACGGTTATCGCCTGCACTGGCGGCTCCGTCTGCGCCAGATGCGCTAGCAACTGGTCCAGCGTCAGCGCTTGTTCCGCTGGATTCAGCTCCGCTCTGGGCGGGTTCGTCGCCTTCGTCGTCATCGCCTTTGTCCTGACTCAGCACGGCTTCGCGTAAGGTCTCTTGCAGTTCTTCGGGGAGCTGATCGAATTTTGCCCAGGTCTCGGTGATCGTCACCGACTCCGCAGTCTGGTCGTGCATGTAGTTGTAGTTAACCAGGCTGCGCAGAGCTTCGAGATAGATCTCGTGGATCTCCAGCTTGGTGTCGGCCTTTAGGTCGTCGGCCGCATCACCCCAGAGCCGTTTCGCTTCTCCCAGTGGCAGGCGATAGCGGTGTTGCAGCTTGCGCGCCAGATTCGGATTCTGGCAGTTCCGCGGGACAAAGACTTCGAAGATCGGCACAACCTGCGTGCAGAGCTTTCCCTTCGAGAATTCTTTCACTTCGGTGACGACCGGCTCGATGCCATCCCAGCTCACGGTATTCATCGAACCACAGCCTGGACACGGCGCTTCTTGCTGGCCGGGCTGCGTCGCGCCAGCGTTGGCCATCATTACAGCCGAGAGATCGGTGGTCTCGCCACAATCGAGGCAGCCGAGCGTTTGCGAATTCTTCAACTCGATTTGCGGCACGCGCACCGTGCCGTTCGCCAAGGACGTGTCGTAATAGTCCTTCGTCACGCCAATCCCCCAAAGCGTTGCGTGCTTGCCCAGGAGTGGCACCAGGAGTTCGAAGTTAGTCTCGCGATCAATGGCGCGGATTGCCGTCTCGCCAAATTCGGCTGCGCGCCGGTTCGTATTCGAATCGTCGGTCGGGACCGCGTACACCTTCACGCGGCCGGACGACAGCTGGTTGGCCGTCGCGTTCACCGTCCTCGCAAAATGATTCGTCACCGGCATCGGCCGCGGCTTTGTCGGGTCCTGCTTCACCAGAGACCAGCGTCGGTTCGAGTTGTCCCACTTCAGCCACTGGCGGCGCTGGTAGAACAATGCTGTTTCATACCACTCGCGCTCTTCTGCAAAACGGTTGCGCGAGAGGTCCTGGTGCAGCATCTGCGAGTAGCTCAACAGGGCGGAGTGCACGTCGCCGCCGGCGGTACGCGACATCGCCTGCGCTTCGACTTGGCTTGGTTGCTTGGGCATTTAGAGGGCTTCGAGCTTGAAATGGACGGCGTACTGCATGGTTGTGGCTGGAGTCGACGCATAGGTCGTTCCGCCAGTGCACTGGGAACCGGTTTTCACTTGAACATTGGTCGATGCTTTGGCCGAGATGATGGCAATCGCCTGCGCGAAAGTCGTGAGCACGTTACCCGTGCTAGAGGCCGTCGTATTGAGATTCTGCGCTGTATTGTTGTCGTTGTCCGTCCAGGTGACGCAGGTGGTCGGCATCGTGGACGAGGTGCCCGCCACGGTGGTAACGATGATGTAGACCGAAACGCGATATCGGCCAGCACCCGCTGCGGGCACAGCATAGAGCGTCTGCGCCGTGATGTCGGCCGTGTTTGCTAGTTGGTCGAAACAGCCGAAGTTCGTCGGAACGATACCGCAGGTAGAGATGTTGTTGTACTTAGTGAATGAGGTGTTGCTTGTCAGGGACCCCGGTCCGGCCCCTGCCGATCCGGCGCCACCATTGAGTTGTACGGCGCCTCCGGGAACTCCGCCAGCCCCGCCGCTGTTGCCACCTTGCACGATTACATCTAGCCCGTTGGAATTCCCGCCACCGATGCTATTGGTGCCACCTTTCAATGTGGCAGTGCAGACTGTACTGCTTGTGCACGTGCTCCCGACCAGCACTAATGCGCTTGCGGCTGGGGCGTTGACTTGAGGAGTTACTACCTGGGTCGGGCTAATAAGAGCCAGCAGAGTTGTCAGGTTTCCCGCGTTGTCAAGCGATAGCAGTAGACTGTTGCACGTCGAGTTCATCAGTTCCAACGCGCCCGTCGCCTGGTTGATCCTCCAGTATTTATTTGGGTTGACCGGGGCGACATCCGTGTTTTGGAGTTGCAACGAAGTTGCGCAACCCGTGCCAGAGACTCCGACAGTCAGACCGCTGCTGAATGTGAAGGGCGAGAGAAACTGCAACGATCCGCTGAAGCTAATCGCGCCGCTGAAGCTTTGTGTGCCCGTCCAAGTCTTCGTTCCGCCGATGGTCTGGTTGGAGAACACATCCACAAAGTTCTGCGCCGGCGAAGTCGTCGGCGTCGGCACAACCTGCGTCAGATCGAGCGAAGAGCCGATCGCATAGATCGTAAACGTCGAAGTGGCGACATTGGCCGGCCAGACTTTGACGACATAGTAAGAACCGGTCGGTTGCAGCGCGGAATTCTGCGTAATGACGCACGCGCCAGCCGTCGTGCCATTCGGAGCGCCGCCGCGCAGCGCGGAAACCACGCCGCCGCCCGAGGTTGCATTCGCCGCCGTCTGCGCATACGTGACTGTAGTCGCTGTGACGCCTGTCAGCGTGAAAGTTCCGTTGAAACTGGAGTCCGTCATCCCTGAAAGGGTGACAACATCCCCCGAGATGAACGTGTGACCCGTCAGACCGGAAATTGTGACCGAATTCGCGGCCCGAACCGCCTGATTCGTCGAAACCGCCGCCTGGTTGATGGTGCAGGTGACGGTATTCGCGACAAACCGCGCATATCCACTGATCGTGGTGTCCCGCGAGGGCGCCAGAGCAAAAGTAACCTTCCCGGAGGTCACCAAGACCTGGGAAAGGTCGCGAATTACGGCTGTGACGGTCGTCGTGGTCTGCGCCACGGCCAAAGTGCAGCCGAGGACTGCAAAAAGCACGGTTTTGAGGAACCTACATCTCATGGAACTCCTCTTGATGCCGTTCCGAAGGCGGCACTTCCCCGAATTGCTCCTGGAAGAGCGCATGGAACTGAGTTTCCAGCGCTTTGCCTCGATCCACTTGCGCCGCTACGAGTTCGGCATCTGCGTCTGAGTCGAAAACCGTCACGTCGGACATCTCGGGATCGATTGCCGGAGAAAGGATCTGTTTGTCGGCCCGATCGCTGGTGACGACCGGGCGAAAGAACCGCTCATCGATCACGGCCTGCACCATCCCGGCCAGCTTCTCTTCGCGCCGCGCCGATTGCTCCAGCAGCAGTCGCAGATCCTTCACATACCGCGCATACAGGCGCTCAGTAGCGGTCTGCGAACGCGTCCGAGTGGCGCTCAAGCGTTTTGTCGATGCCTTCATGCTTCACCTGCTCGGCGGTGACGTGGATGCCGCCCTTTTCCCAGAGTCCATGAACGCCATCCACGGGCCGGAACCCTGCGATCCGTAGCTGCTCCTCGCCGATTGCACTCTCGACGGCATGCGCTTTGCGGCAGTCATCGGAACAGTAGAGGTCGACGCCAGGATCTCGCGGGAAGTCGCGCCCGCAGTGACGGCACTGGAGTGGTTGGGCCATCTAGACTGCCTGGCCGGCTCCCTGCTTTTTCTTGAGTGCGGATTTCGGAATGCGGACGTTGATGTGGGTGTCATCTTCTTCCGCGCCGATGGGCTCAATTTCGCTTGTGGCCGCTTCCGTGTTGTTGCCGGGGATGCCAAGCTCACGCGAACTTTTCGCGGTGCTCTGGATGTGGGCATCGCTGACGCCAGCGCGAGCACCTCGGCCTGAAGTGTCGGTGCCGTCAGGGGTGCCGATCGTGCCGGCGCCTTGCTTGTTCTCGCCGCCGCCAGCGCCGCCATCCTTCGCGGCCGGCTTCTGTTTCCCGGTTTCGAGGCCACGCATGCCACTGGCATAGACGCGATCGGTGTGGGGGACGCCATCGGGGTCGCCAACGACCGTGCTGGGGCCTTGTTTCTTCTCGCCGCCAGCAGTTGCGCTGTCGGTCTGTCCATAGGTTCCGCCATGCGCGCCTGCAATCGTGGGCTTCTCGCGCCCGCGAATGCCGGAAGCGAATGCCGAATTCTTGCGGGGATCCCTCATGTTTTCTCCTTTTTCTGAGTTACGCCTACTGCTTGCCGAACGCGGTGGTGAATTTGTTCGCGCCGTAGAGGACGCTGATAAACAGGGCCAGTCCGGCAAAATCGGGAAGCGCGTGCGTCTTCCACACCAGGTGCGTGACCCAGCCGATCGCGAAGCACACGAGCAGCCCCGTGAAGACCCGCGCAAAGCTGGGCGTCCCATCCGATTCAGAGAACATCCAGCGCCAGAAAGGTTTCTTTGGTTCCATGTGAGCCTCTAGGCCTTGGAAATCAGGGCGCGCAGTTTGGCGATGCCAACCACGGCCAGCTGTCCACCAATCGCGCCGACAATGACGCCAATCCAGAATCCAGACATAGCTCCTCCTCTCAGCGGTGACTTGCAGCGACGGCGCCCACCGCTCCCACTCCGGCGCCGATCAACAGCCACTTTGAATTTCTGCGAATCCGCTGCAACCAGGTTCCGCCGCGGATAGTTTGAACAGCCAGGTCTCGGTCCTTCTCGACGATTTCCACTTTCTGAGTCAGGGCGTCGCGATCAAGCTGACAGGCGCCGAGTAGAACATCGTGTTCCTTACACTCCGCAAGCTTCGCGAAGAGTGGCAGGATGCTTTCATGCGGGATGCCCGCATCGGGAAGCTCGGAAGACTGTGGGACTGGGGCCTCCATATAGATCGGCTTCGGAAGCTCAACGATCTGTGGCAGCGCGCCAACTGCCTGCTGGGGAGTCTTGATCTTGGCGGCCGCTGCGCGGAGCGCCGCAACCTGATTCTCGGTCTCCTTGTCGCGAGCCGCGATTGCCTGGTCGAGATCGTGGATCTGATGCGCATCGATCGCGAGCTGTGCCTCGAATGCCGCCCGGACTTTGATCTGTTCGACATAACTGATGCCAGCGACAAGCGAAACTGCGAGCAGCAATCCGAGCAGGATCGCGAGAATGTAGCGTTCCGTTGTCATCTCTCTGTCCTCAAATAGATGGGTACAGCACGGGCGTCACGAGCGCGGAAATGGATAGATAGACTCCCTTTTTTCGAGCCCAACGCGACCGATGCCCGCGCACATCGACGTGGATAAACTGACCGTCATAGACACCGATCCCGCCATTGCGAAAGCGTGCGACCGTTTCGGCGCGTTCATACATTTGCTGTAGTAGCAGCCCGACGATCTCCAGATCGGCGGCGATCCCGACAATATGCTGACTATCCTTTACGCCGCCCACCGCCTCATTGTGTTCGGGGCAGCGACAGCCGGCGTGAACGATGATCGGCTGGGGCCCGAGCGCGCGAAGCTCTTCGAGCGCTTCGATCAGGTTGCCCGATATGTTGCAGACCCCGCAGTGCTTGCAGGCAAACTCCGAGCGCGAAAAGTGCGGCGACAGGTCCCCCACAAAGGCTCCTACTTCCACAGGTGCGCGAAGAATTGGCGCCCGATCAGGGACGCCAAGACGGCGCCGGCGCCGGTCAGCGACCACATCCATTTTTCGATGATGCCGACGCGCTTCGTGTGGGCATCGAGGCGGAGCTTGGTCGTGCCGACAAACCCGTTGGTGCCATCCATGCCGAAGAGCGAGACGCGCATCTCCGTGACGGTGCGGTCGATGCGCTGCAGGACTTCCGAATCGTTCGCGAACTCATTCATTGGCGCCGGATCTCCCGAGGTACAGACGTCTGCAAAGAACCCCCCGGGCGGCTGCAAGAACTTCGCCGGGTCCGCCCTGGTTGTTGCAGGGGAAAGCTACTGCCCGAAACAGACGTAGGAGAAGGTGTCCGAGCTCGACGTCGTGGTAATCGTCAAGGTGGTGGTGGTCGGAAGAGCCTTCAGCGCTCCATTGGCGGCGGTGGTCTGGTCGGTGACCATGCAAACTGGCGCGGCCGTAAAGGCCGTGGTGAAGGTGATGACGCAGGTCGTAGCGGCCGCAGCCGTACAGGTGCCGTGCACGTCCTTATTCCCGGCGAGTGTGCCCGTCAGGAAAGCGACGTGCCCGGCAGTCGTTCGCTTCAGGCAGACGTCCGCCCCGGCGAGCGCCGAGCCCTCAAAACAGATCGGTTGGTAGAAATCGACGCCGTTTCCGGTATCGCGGTAGGTGTACGGGCCTGCGCCTTGGGCGTTCACCTTCGGCGCCGGCACGCTGACCATGATCAGAAGGGCGGCGAGCGCGATCAATGTCGCGATGGCCACAACGCGCAGGGTGGTTTTCATTTTCGATGTTCTCCTTTTGAGTTACTTAGTCGGTGTAAGGTCCACTGCCGCAAGAGCCTTCACATACGTAGAGTGCCCTTGTCTGTGCCGCGTCCAACTTGGCAAAGTCCACGCCCAGCATCGTCCCATCTGTCGCCATTGTGTTCATCGGGTTGCTGGAGTGCAGCTTTAGCTGGTGGATGTCGAACGATCCCCCGGGCGGCGACTGCATCGGGCAAGCTGTAATGTCGAACAACTGGCAATCCGTCGAAGGGAATGCCGTGCCGCTCATGTAGCCCTGGAACCCGGCACAATCCGGCACTCCGTTGGTGCTGGTCACGGTTCCACTGGGGCAGGTCACAGCCGGAGGAACGCAATTGCCCGGCACGGTGCCGCTTGGGCAAATCGTTGAGCCGCTCAATCCGACCGCCGTGTACTTTGCCGCGCGCGCCGTGGTCGGCAGCAAGAAGGCGTTGTGGTGAATTTGGAGCGTGGTCTGATCCCACGCCTTGTATCCCCCGGAAGAGGCTTCTCCACCTACGTTCAGGGCACACCAGCCGCATCCGTTCGGGCCGAAGTAGAAAATATTGTTGTAGTAAGCCTGGTTTTGCATCTGGCCTAAGTAATCTTTTTGGCGCGCCCACATCTTGCCGACGTTGGTGGAAACTATCGTCGTGTGCTGCATGATGAGATTCTTCTGCCATCCTGAAGCGTTGTCGGTCGTGCAGATCACTCCCGAACTAACATCTGGCAGGCCGGCCTGACCAATCGTGTAATAGAACGAATTGGATCCGGGATCGGTGGGAGTAACCGCCAAGGGCTGCGTTAGTACCGGCTGCACGGGCGTGTTGAAACTCGTGTCCGAGCAGTTGTAGACGCGGATGATGTCGCCTTGCGAAATGTCCAGGTACTGGAAGGCGATAGTCGCGAAGGTCACATTCGCAGGCCCGCAGCCCGGGGGAGAAGTGGTGACGTTACTGCCTGTGCCGCTGCACAGCTTTCCGCCGTTCGGAGCGTCGGCAAAAGGCGTCCCCAGAGTACAAGCCACGTCGCGACAGCCGAGTTTCGGACAAGCCGAAGTTCCACTCACCCCGCAGTTCGAGCAAATCGCTCCCAACGTAAACCCGTCCGAGTCTCCAATTCCACCGCCACAGAGCGGCTTGTACGTGCCCGCGGCTGCAACCGTGCAGGGCAGAACGGTGCAGTCTGTCCCGATTGCCTGCATGGCACCGTATTCCGTACCTTCCGTGCCAGTACCCAGACACCCAGGAATCTTGTCGCATCCCAGAGTTGTTACTCCGCCATTGAATGGATCTTCCTGCTGGCCGCCGAACTTCACGCTCACCGTTCCAGCCAGCATGTCGAGTTCGTTGTATGGTTTTGGATTGATGACTGCCGGGTCGCAAGTGAGTTTGGCTTTGCCGCTGGTGCGGGTCGCCTGGCAGGACGTGTACGCGGCGGACGTGCCCATACCCGAATCGACCCACTGCGCTCCCAGACTGCCGCCCCACTGCGTCTGATCGAAGCCGTAAACCAAGTCGTTTTTGAAGAGGATGTAATTCTCGCCCTGGGATTGCCCTCCGCCGTTCCCGGTACTCCCGGACCGTGCCCGATCGCCAGTCATCGAGGCCGCATTGCGAATGATGCTGTTTGTGAAGCGCAGGTTATTGGTTCGGATGATGGGGATGTTGCTCGCGTCGAAGACGGCGCAGGCGGAGCCGCCCGAACAAACGGACGGCGTAATCAGCAGGGCATAGCCGACCTGCCCGTCCGGCCAAGTGTCCTCGATGATACAACCGTCGCACATCAGCCGGTCTGCCGTTTTTAGCTCAAACGAATTCTTGATGGCCCAACTAAACGGGCAAGTATTTCCGCCCACGAAGTTGTTGCATCCGTTTGCAGGTGATCCGGGAGAATGCCCTGCAGATCCAGTCAGGGCACGCCAGCCTGCATCGCGCGTCAGTCGTCCCCGGCGCATTTCGACGTCAGTCAGAATGCCGACGCTCGGCGTAATGTTTGCCCCGGATACGAAAAACCCCTGACTGCCGCCTTCGATCCAAAAGTCCACTATTTTGGACGGTCCGTTGGCGAGACCTGTGCCGTCACCGCCTCCGACACAATGGCCTTCCGAGTTGAACCAGTGGCAGCGATTGACCAGGAAGTGCTCCATCCAGCAATCCGAGCAGTTGTCCTTGATTGCGCTTTGGACGTCATCGCCACAGCCGTTCGCGTACTGTGCGGGCGGAGTCCCAGCGCCACGCAAAGCCCACATCTGGCAAGCGCCCGCCGGCTGATGGTCCCAGCCGCGCGATCCCGATCCGTTCGGCTCCGGGTCCCAGCCGTGGGCGTAAAACCGTTCACTGCCGCAGTGGGCGCAGATGCGGTTCCAGAGCCGGAAACTATCGGCGCAATTTGCTCCAGCGCACACCGAACCAGGTCCGCCGATGGACTGGTTGATCCCGGGCAGCATGGTCACTTCATAGTCTTTGTAGACGGTGTTGTTCCCGCCCTGGAAGACGACGGACGATCCGCTCGACGTGTTGATCGCGTCTGCCCGGAAGTAGTACATCGACGGCAGATCGTTCGTGCAGTCGGGATTCCGGGTTGCTGCACCGGAGATCAGGTCGGCATCGCTCCAGCCATGGTTGCAGGGAATGCGGCTTTGTAAAGGCGTGCTCGACTGCACCACGAAGTAGCCGGTACCGGGAGTAGCCTTGACGGGCGCACAGTAAAGCGCCGTGTTGCTGTTGCAGTTGTAAGTCGCGCCGTTGAGCAGGGAGCCAGCGGCGATTTCGACTTGCATGTACCAGTTGGTCGCCAGCCCAACCCACTCTGCCCCGGCGCTGGTCAGTCCTGCGAAGGTGGCCGGGTAATCGTTCGTGCCGAAACCTAGTTGCCGTTTTTTGCAGAGGTTCGCATCGTTGCAGGTTGCCGGGAGATTTGGATGGGCTGCATTTCCGCCCTGATTACCGTCCACCCAGTTCTGCGGCTCCAGTGCCGTTACTGGGCCGGAGCCTGCGGCAAGAATCTGAATTGAAAATGCCGCCGTAGCCGAGACGGGCTGTGTATCGGTGACTTGCACTGTGAAGTTGTAGGTTGCAGGCGTACTCGGAAAGCCAGAGAGCGTTCCCGCAGAAGTCAGCGTCAAGCCGGTTGGAATCGAGCCAACCGTGACCGTCCAGGAATAGGCCGGAATGCCCCCGGAGGCATTGAAATTGTAGAAGTAATAGGTCTGCTGCACCGAGGGCGAGACTGGCGCCGGACTGGTCAGCACTGTCAGTGTTGGCGGAGGCGCGGCTTGCGCGGTCTGCTGGAACGTCTTCGTGGTCGCGTTGCCGGCGGAATCCTGCACCTGAATCGTAAACGTCGCCGTGCCGCTGTCGTTCGAGCACTGGCCGGAAAGAACCCCCACGGATGAGAGGGACAGGCCCGGTTGCAAAGCCCCCGAGAATAGAGACCACGTGTAAGGCTGTACGCCGCCGGTCACGTTGAAGGTGTAGCTGAAATTGGTCGAAATAGTGCAGTTCGGTAAGGATGATGGATCGGTGATGGCTAGGACGGCAGTCGGCGTGTCGATCACCAGACTGCCCTGCTGCACCAGGCCGCCCGAATACGAGATTTGTGCGCTAGTTGCGACCGAGGCAGTGATAATCAACCACGTCAGTCGCGCCAGCCGTCGTGAAAGTGACACTCGTTGTCCCCGAATAAGTGATTTTGACCGCTGCGATCGATGTCTCATCGGACGCCGTACAGGTTGGATGTGAAGAGTAGGTGCCGGTGAACGTGTAAGTTGCCGTACCGCCACTCATGGTGAGAGTTCCATCGAGATCGGAGTTGCCAGCGATACCGCTGCCGAGCGACTTCGTTGATCCTGAACCGATCACACAAGACCCATTCTGCTTACAGTTGAGAACGTCGGCGCCGGTGTTGTCCTGGATCTTGCCACAGCTATCGGTGGCCGCTGCTCCCGCCGGACACTTCGCCGTAATCGGAACCACGCTAGTCGCCGTTGGCTGGATGGTGTTTGTGACGGTCAACGCGGGATTCGTGACGACCGCATTGGCGGACCCGCCGCCACCGCCCCCAGATCCGCCGAGTTGCAACTGAACCCAGCAACCGGGTGCCGCATTACAGCCCGAAGGCAGAGCGCCAGCCGGAGTCAGGATCAACTGCCCGATCTGGTTCGCTCCCTGTGTCGCTCCGGCATCCGACGCCAGGCCCGCCGTCGCAGAGATCTCCACGAAATGCCCGACAGTTGCTGCGGCATTGTCGAAGATCACTTGGACCTGGCCGCCAGTGGCAACTGCTACCGTCCCGGTAGTCGCGCAGTTCGCGACAGCCACGCCAATGATTGAGCTCTCGCCACCGACTGTCTGTACAGCCTTGCCGTTGAATCCGACGCCCGTGGTGTCGATCTTCGCCAGGTTGTTGCAGACGGTTCCCGATGGCGAGTTTAGGTAGTAGTTCGTGATCGTGGAATAGCCGAGGAGTAAATTGCCGCCCAAAAGCTCCAGCGTGCCGGAGTACGTTCCGCTGGGCCAGAGTCCGAAGGTGTTCTTTCGCAGGTCGATGATGACGATCCCGTTCGGGTTGGTGAACGTCTCGCTCGGGAAGGGGTAGTCCGCGGGAATGATCACCATCCCGCCGACGCCGGCGCGAGTGATCGCGTTCTGGATGTTCGACTTGTGCGTGAACTGGACCGGCTGCGCCTCGTTGCCAACGACGACGATGTTGGCATTCGACGGATTCTGCGCCCAGGACGCCATCGCGAACATCAGCACCACAAGAATCGTTTTCATTTAGTGCGCAGTAATTTGCAGGTTGGTAGGTTGCGGCCCCATCGTATTCGACACTGACGCTTGCGCCTCAGTCGAGCAGGCGCTTTCACCGCCGTTCTGGGCCTGTGCTGATACGGCGTAAACATACGTCGTCCCGGCTGTGACAAAGTCGTCTTCGAAGGTGAGGGTGAGGATGTTGCTCGCATACGGCGTGGGCTTGCCCGCGCAGACTCCGGTCGCCGGTCCCCGGTAGACATTGAAAGCGCAAGTCGGACAAGAGTCCTGCCAGGTGAGAACGACGTTATGACTGCCAGGCGTGTTGGCAAATGCGGCGGCCGTAAGCAGACACAACAGCGTAACCAGGAGGAGTAGTCGCATTTCGTCCCCTAATTGATGATCGTGTAGTTAAGGCAGGCCGGATTCGTCGTCGGGGCTGCACTGGTAGTGATCACAAAGCTGGTGGCCGCTGTCCGCGCAGTGATTGCGTAGGTGCGGGAGATGGTGGTGTTGCAGGTTACTGACAGACGTGTTCCTAAGCTCGAATCTTCGCTGACATCAATCTGGGAGTTGGCCGTCACGGCGGTAGTCGCCACCGTCACCGTCGTGGCCGCAGCGGCGATGGTTACCGCTCCAGAACTAGCCGCGCCACAGGTGCCCGCCGAACTCGCGCAGTTGGTGGTGGTGGTGTAGAGTTGCGCCTGAAATTTGCCGAGGCCGTCATTACAGGCGGTGTTCGCGTCCGCCCGAACTACGCCCGCTCCTTGCCGGTCAACGCAAGTGTCGTAAGCGGTTGCCGCGTTTGTCGAAGCAGCCCAACCATAAGCGCCGGCACTCGGAAGCGTGATGCCGCGACCAGTAGTAGCCCGGAAATAGCAGAGCGCCGAAGTGGTCAAACACCAGTCGTTTGCCGCCTGCTTGAACCATCCTGCACCAGTCGCTTCCGAGGAGAACCCAAAGCTGGCCTGGGTCACGCTGCCGTCCGGTATGCCCACGCGCGGCCCAGCGCAATTGATAGCCGCGAAGGTGAGGTTGAACTGCGATGCCGCGCCAACCTGGAAGTCGAAGAGCTTTGAAGCAGCGGACGCGGCGGTGCAGGTCACATTGGAGGAAATAGCGACGTATACCACCCCACCAGTCGTCCATGTAGCTGTATGGTTCAACCAAGGCGCACTCGCTGAGATATTCCCCTGCGTGAAGTTCAGTGTCCCGCTCGTATCCACGATGGCCGTGTCGCAATTGACCGTCGATCCCGCGCCGTTGTAAAAGGCGTTACCGGCCCCGGCGCAGGCGGAGACCGTGCCCGATCCACCCCCGCCGCTCGAAGCGCGCGTCGATCCCAGCCAATTGATCGTAACGGTCGGCGAAGAGCCGCCTGTCCAGGAGGGCGTGACCGTGAAGTAATCGTAGAGACCATTCAGCGGGACCAGCGTGTTGGCGACAACCCCATAAGTATTGATCGTCGAGCAGGTCCCGCCCCGCATACAGCCCTGCAGAATGATCGAGACGGTGCCTGGCGATCCCGTGATTACGTACTCGACCTGCGCTTGGATCTCCCCGATCACGTTGATGTGGGTGAAGATCTTGCCCGAAGTCGAGACCGTTGCAGCGTCGGTGGCCTTGATCTGACCGAAAGCCATCGACCCTGCGAGCAGCAGCAGACACATCAGAAACTTTTTCATGATCCCTCGCAGAGATTGAGGTAGTAAGACTCGACGTTCGATTGCCGCATCTCGCTTTGCTTCTTGCGCTCGAAGTCGCGCCGCAGAATCGACGACTGATTCAGGCAATCGCGGCAGATCATCCGCTTCATCGCATGCCGCCCCAGGTGCTGGTAGTAACTCCAACCCTTCGTTTCGTGGTACTTCGTCAGTTCTTCCCGCCGCCGCATGTAGCGCAGCTCGATCGTCACCAGGTGTTCGACAATCGGGCGGCCCGCAAAATCGACCTGGCCCTCGCGAATGATGGTCTGATCTTCGCAACGGCAGACCGAGCAGATCCTCACAGATTGCGCTGGCCGTCCCACGCGATTAGGGCACGCAGCGCCTGGCGCTTCATTGCGAGCGGCAGGCCACCACAACCGCACGCACACGTTGCCATCGGCTTCTCCTCTGGCGCCGGCACTTTACAGACGTCTGCACCGCGCCCACTAGCGCAGCCTGCACAAAGCGGATCACCCTCGACAACGGTCGTCGCAGGCTCCGGCTTTCCGGCCTCGCCACATTGCAGACACCACTGTTTCATTTGGTTTCCTGGCCGCCTCATCGCATCTTGGCGATGCAGTCATAGCAAAACTTGCGGGTTGAACCCACAGCTCGCGAGAAGCTACGGCCACAAACACAACTCACTAGCTCGACCGACACGCCGATTGGGCGCTGGTTCGGATAGAGAATCCCGATGCTCAACGCTCGATAAACCTGTTCACGCTCCACGCTCCGTCGCAGATCGTCGCGAGTTACAGATCGAGCTTCCATTCACGTCTCGCAATCAGCACTGCTTCGAGAGTCGTCTCCAGCCAACGCTTCTTAATCGAGGGGGCCAAACTGACCGCCGCTTTCGCGAGATTCTTTTTCATCATGCGCAGCCCTCATCGTGGCCTCGGCCATTTCGTAGTTCATGACATCAAGCGGCACAATCGTGAGCGGCGGCCGGGTCATCAGGCCGTACCGTGCAGCGTCTGGCGCGTGATCTTCGCCCTTCGTGTCTACGTCTTCAGGGTCGTGCTCGTCATGCGTCAGGGACGGGATCGTCCGTACCAGGTCGCGACAGGTCTCAAAGATCTGCCACATCGGCGCCCGCAGGATGACGCCAGCTTCTGTCTGGTCGTAGCTGAGATACTGGCGGAGTCGAGCCCAGCCGCTCTTGCGATCGTTCTCGGCCGAGGTCATGGCCCAGCCGTGCCGCGCCATCACCTCGGCAATGGACGCGCCCTTGGTCGCGTCCCAGCAGCTCGGGTCGCCAACCTTGTAGCGGATCTGCTCGGACCCGGTCAGCTCGACCGACTTCTGCGCCAGCCAGGGCGTGTCCTTGCCTTTTACATAAAGGCAGCGGTAGGTGTAGACGCGGCCATCCGGGGCCACCGCATGCCAGAGCTGGCACGCGGGGCTGGTGAAGCCCCAGTCAAACGAACAGAAACGAACCCAGTAACTCGGAATCTCGAAGGGCTTACAGACGTGAATCCGCTTCGAGAACTCACTGAAGAACTGGCCAACAAACGATTCCCAGTCGCCGAAGAGATGCGCATCGCGTTCGGCTTCCGGCAGCGCCCAAAGCTTCCGGCCGTAGTCCGATCGGGCAATGAAGTACTGAAAGCGCTTCTTGTCGGACCAGCTGTAGTAGTCCTTCTGGGTGAGGCCATCTACGCGGAGCGCGTTCCGAGACCACTCAACATTGTCCCAGCCGTAGGCCTGGACGAAGGCGTAGTCGTTCTTGTCTTCGTTCTCTTCGTAGACCCGGTCCACCATGACGCGCTTGATGTAGTCATGACCGACATTGCCCGGGTTCATCGTCCAGAGCGTCTTCGGGACGATGGCTTTGTTGCGCGTCCAGCGGTTTACCGTATCCAGGAAGCGGAGCTGCTCCTGGTTGAAGTGCGTCGCTTCTTCAGCTAAGACAAATGCAAACTCATCGCCCTGCAAGTCGTAGATCGCTAGCTTGTTTTCTGCATAGCCAAAGACCATCTCGCTGCCATTCGGCAGGTGGATGACTGGCCAGCCCTCGCTGCTGGGTCCGCGATACCAGTGCCGCAAGGGCGGATGATCTCGCAGCAGTGGCCCAATGCAGTTCGCATAGACTTCTTTGTACGTGCTCCGAATCGCCAGACACTTGATGTTCGGATATTCCAGGCTCAGCGCCAGGATGGCTTGCCGGCCTAGATGCGACTTCGATCCACCGCGCGATCCGCCAAAGCCGATATGCGTCGCCGGAGAATTCTTAATGAGTTGGAAGACTTCCCACTGCTTCGGCTGCCAGCGGAATTGGAAGTGCTCAACCTCACGGCTCCTGAAGCGCCGCGACATGCACAAACTCCACTTTGATGGTATTCGTCAGCCCACCAGACATCTCGACAGCCTGTGGCGACTTGCCATAGCCGCGCTCCGCAAGAACCGCGAACGCTCCGGCACTACCACGCTTCAAGGCTCTCAGCATGGCTCCATACACAGCATCGGGGTTCCGCTCGAACACCGCCTGCGCGATCTCCGCCGCAAAGTCTCGCTTCGGGCGGCCGCTTGGATTCCCCGACTGGCCAGGTTGGAAATGGAATGGTTCGAGGGCGGCGTTAGATCGTGCACGTGCCGCTGCCTTGTCACTGTTTGCAGTGAGCTTCGCTGTTCTCTTTTTCGCAGCTGAACCGGCCCGAAGGCTGCGGTCGCCGCTCTGCTTTTTGCCCATAAATTGGTGGAATTGTTCCACAAGGAACGTTTAAGCCGATTGCGGCTGAATCACCCGCCCAGCGGAAATGCAGACCGCTTTCGTGTCATGCTCATCCGGCCAGGCGTCGACTTTCGCAATCGCGCGCTCCAACGCTCGAATCGAATCCGTTGGACCGAGAGCGTGGAAGGCCCGGCCGAAAGCGTTGTGGATAGTATCAGCAACGGTAAGAGTATTCGGCGATAGGCGGATCGTCCGCTGTAGGACCACATGAGCTGCTGTGACATGCGAACGCCGGCCGCTTCCCCTCCAACTCAAGCGAACTTCTCCGGCTTCTGCCGCTGCTAACGCCTTGCCGAGCCGCATCATGCCGAGATAAACGCCCGAGTGTGAATACCATGGCACCACGGCTTGCTCATTCGTTGTCAGAGCTCTTCTCGTACTCTTCCTCCGTAAGCCACATCGCCTTGCTGTCTAGATGCCCCGGACGCAATACTCCATCTTGACCGGCCTCGAAATAGCCAGGCCACCAATAGCGCGAATGCCCGCGTTCGCTGGCCCGCTGGTTGAAAGGATTCCCCCGACTCACATGCCGATCAACCGCATTGTCGTAATGCGTCCCGAGCAGTAGATGGTCGGGATTGACGCAAGATGGGTTGTCGCACCTGTGCCGCACGATCTTTCCAGGTGGGATTGATCCGTGATGCAGTTCCCAAGAGATGCGATGGGCTCGCCTGCCGCTCAGAACACCATAACCGGCCCGATCAGTACAACCCATCCAAAGCCAGCAGAAAGTTCCGGCGTTCTTATTGACCTTTTGCCAGAATGCATCGCCGGACGCGTTCGCCATCGCTTATAAGGGACTTAGCGCGTCGCAGTGCCTTCTGAGGGCGCGGCCTTTCGGCAAATGCTGGTCTATCTGTTGCGCTTTCGTGGAACCCGCCTAGCTATATAGTGTTTTTGTACAGCAAAGAGCGTAGGAGTCAAGCGGATTGTTGCCTTACTCGGTGGATAACTCGAACCAAACTCGTTACATTGCACCTAGTTCGGTGGATTTACCGGGCCGACGTGTCCCATTCCGTCAGATGAGCTTCCCGAGACTCGCGCTTTTGATAACTCGGCCACTCCCAGTCGCCCCGTAGACGGTTGTGTGCAGACAGCAGGTGAGGGTAGCGCCAAGAACCACAGTTGCAGAGGATGGGGAGTTCTATCGGCGGGCCGGGGATGTAGCGGAAATCTTCCTTGGAAGCCTCGAACGCCCGGCGTTGCGCGTAAGCCTGAGCGGTTTCTCCGTGCGGTCGAGGCATTTGTCGATTTACTCCTAGCCGTAGCCGTCGCCGGAGCCGGAGCCGTAGCCGGAGCCGGAGCCGTCGCCGTAGCCGTAGCCCTCGCCGTCGCCGGAGCCGTAGCCGTCGCCGGAGCCGGAGCCGGAGCCGGAGCCGTCGCCGTAGCCGTAGCCCTCGCCGTCGCCGGAGCCGGCGCCGGCGCCGTAGCCGGAGCCGTCGCCGTCGCCGTAGCCGTAGCCGTCTTTTATGCCTTCCATACTGGAACCGCCTTGATACTCACTTCACCATGCGGGCTCACATCGAGGATCTCGATTGCCTGCAAAAGTTCGACTCTCGAGACGGCGACGGGGAACTTGCACGAGCCTGGGTTAGACGTGCCAGCCACAGCAAGTTGAGAGAGCGATGCGGCACCGGACCAGTACCACAGACGGCGTGCATCGCTGAGAACCACCTCTTGACCATTGCGTGATTCAAAGTTGCCAGCGAAAACTCCCGCTGAGTACGTGCGCACAATCACATACCTTCTCCGGTCCCCGCCATCAGGAGCCTCGCATCGTGATTGTTTATCGTGCTGTTCTAGATTTTGTTCCACTTGTTCCTCCTAGTTGACCGCGCCATCACCGGGCAGAATGATCCCCCGGCGGCGCTCAGTCGGTTCCTGCTGCGGTTGAGTTTCGTGCGGCACAATCGAGTTCTCCTGGGAGAGCTCTTCGACCGCCCGCTTGATATACGGCTCTTTCTTCTCGTCCTCCAGGTCGAGAAAGTTCGGGACGAGCACATCGAGGCAACGCTTCTCCGCGTAGGCTACACAGCGGTCGGTGTAGAAAATCAGCTGTGCCCGCTCAGCGATCAGGATCCGCTTCAGCGCCAGGATCTCCGCTGCCTGCTCGTCGATTGCCTTCGACACTGCCGCCATCGCTCTCCTGATTTCGGAGGCCGTGATATTCTTCAAATCGCGGAACCGGCGCCGCATGCCCTTGACGCCCTTCGGTTGCTTTTTCACTTGAGCTTTCCTCCGTAAACTTGTTAACGGCTTTTTGCAGACATTCGCGGCCGCAGACGTGAAACACTCCGGGCGCGCTCGCGGCGGAGTTGCTCCAGGGCTTGATCGTGAGTGAGCCTTTCGTCGGCACCAGCAACCACCAGTGATTCGCCTGCTGCCGCGGTTGTCTGCACTCGTCGCATCGAATCGTGATCTCGATCATGCCGGCCTCCGTCTCGTTCTCTCGCGACTTCTCTCAACAGTTTCAGCTCAGACTTCCGGTGGAGTTGGTAGAGCTCCTGGTCGGTCATGCCTGCACCGTCTCGGAAGATGCGCGACCCACGCAGGCTCCGCAAAGAATTCCAGTGCTAAATTGGAATGCTCCGGCTTTGTGGCAGTTGGTGCAGGTCAGAGAAAAATCCGGTTCTGTTTTAGTATTTAGTCTTGTAATAGTCTTGTCTTCCTTATAGGGCGTTCGCTGGGCGAACGCTGCGTTCGGATTACGTTCGGTAGGCGAACGCTCAGCGTTCGGTGGGCGAACGCTGGATGGTTGAGCGTTCGGTGGGCGAACGCTGACCAGCCTCATCTGCGCTATGGTCGGGTCCGTCAGACTCTTCACATCCGCCAGCAGATAGAGGGCAGTTTTCCGGGGTCCACCGGACTCCCCCAGCTGTGCCAAACCCGTCTCCACGATCTTGCCCAGTGCCTGGTGTACGGTCGCCTTCGAAATCGTCAGCTGGGTCGCGATCCGGCTCATGGCGATCCGGCATTCCCCGGTCCCGTTGATCGCCGTCCGGCACAGTGCCAGGTAGACGGCAAAGCCGTGCGCGCCGAGCTGGGGAGCGAAGATGTCGTAGACTTCGTTGTCCGCCCAGAAGTGCCCCGGCATTCGGGTGTCGCGCACCAGGAACTGATTGCCGCCTTCAGACATTCCGCCGGCTCGCTTTCATGAGATTGCACCTTCCGTGGGCCGCACCAATGTTCTCGGCTCTGTCGTCTCGCCGCGCTCCGCCCATTCCGCGCGGGCTTAGGTGATCCGGTACAACCTCCGCGTAATCGGTCAATGGCTCGGCACAGATCGAGCAGAGCTCGCCTTGATCCTGAATCTTCCGGTTGATGACTTTCTTCATCTCCGCCGGCGACAGTTTGTAACGATAGCCGTCAGCATGGTCGGCGTGCTCGTCCCGGATCCGCCGCACTCCGGGCCGAACGGCTTCCCACTTTGCTTGCCTCTTCGCCGCGACCGCGATGAACATCTCCCGGCCGCAGCAGCCGAATTTGCGGTGGATCGGACATTTCTCATTAAGCTTCAGCTTCATAAGCTACGCCATTCCTAGTTATGCCTTGAACCGCGCACTAGATTCTGCATATACCGCCACGCCGGGGATGCACGTCTTGCCTTTGAGCCCGCGCACTACTTGACCTATAACTCGCTCATCAGGGATGAGATATTCTCGCGGGATTAGGTCCGCATTCACGATCTTGAATTTCCAGGTCTGTTGCGAACTGACGCCCGCCGCCTTCTGCACCGAGCTCGGGAGTACCACAGGCAGGACAATCACCTCGACTGGCGCCGGATTCGCCAGCACAGCGTCTGCGCCGAGTTGGTCTCCTGTGGCTTCCAGTCGATAGCAGTCCTCAAGGGCTTGTGTCTCGGCGAGCCGCTGCGCTTCGGCTTCCGCTTCCTTGCGGAGGTCTTCCTGCAGACGGGCTTCTTCGGCGCGGCGTATGGCTTCCATGCGCTGGTCGAAGCCGCCAATTTGCGCTGAGAGATAGCGCTTCGCCTGGTCCAGCGGGCCCCGGACTTCATGCTCCCAGGCGAGTACGCGATCCTTCGCCTCGTTGAGCGGCTTTTTGATGGCGTCGAACTTCTCTTTCGCCTGTTTGTCCAGGCCCTGAATCGCCCGCCCTAGTTCGGCGGCAGTGGTTCGTGAGCCGTTGTCAATCACTGCAAGCGCGTGCGCCTGCTGCGTCACGGTAAGCGCCTGCTCGCCGATCTGCAGTGCTTCCTGTTCAAGTGCCGTAACTGGTGTCATTGATAGCCTCCTAGACTGCTATAAGTCGTTCGGGAATATCGTCCAGCTTCAATATCCCTTTGTTCTGTTGCCAGATAGTAAGTGCCAACGAGCAATCCCATAGCTGGTAGTCGGCTGGGTCTTCGTAGGAGTGAAGTTGATAGCCGCGCGGGAATTGCAAGCCCAGTTGGACGGCCGCACGCTTTACCTTTGTGCCGCGGCCGTACTTGCCGGTTGCATATGCCGCCAACTGCACGCCCCATGCGGGATGTGTTGCCGAGCCGCATTTCAGTTCCAGAACGTGCAACGCGTCATTGATCAAGCCGGCACGATCGGGCTGCATGCCAAACACCATGCCGTGAATTTCGCCGAGCTGCCGTTCCTCGATTAGCGTGGAAACGAATCCGCAATCGAAGCGGAAGTTGATATAGCCTTCCAGATACTCTGTTACTAGCTCCGGTATCTCGAACTCTTCGAGCGACTCTCCTCTATCGTACAACTCGGCGGCTTTATGGACTAAGACACCAAGTTGCCGCTTGCGCTCAAGAACCTGCGGGTTGATCCCATCGAAATTGATCAGCCCCGAAGCTTTAAGCGCCTGCGTCACGGAAGGGACCACAATGCCTTCCGCATCGCGGTAGAGGTGCCCGATCTCGTCGAACGTGAAGGTCGCCGCTGCCATCAGATCGTATCCTTCCAGCTTCGACCCTTTGTGATATCGCAAACGGTTCGCTGCGTCACGCCATACATCGCGGCTATAGCGTTGCCAGCCACGCCTCGTACTCGGAACCGGGTGGCCGCAGCCGCATTGACACAGAGAGACCACGATTAAATGTCCTTTCCTTCGGCCCAACGCGTAGCTTCCTCGTAGCGGTTGGCGGGAATCAGCCGATCGTCTTCAATGCCGAAGACCTCGCGCAGGTAGTCCTTGACCTCCTGGTCGCTCCAGCCGGTTCCCTTGCGAATGGCGTAGAAGCGCCGCGCCTGGGCTTCCGAGATTACTTTCACCGCCGGGGAGCGTGTCGGCGGCGGCACGGGCCTGGCTGGCCCAGGGTGGGGCATTGCAGACGATGCCGGCTGCAATGGCCGTACTGGCTCCGGGCGCGGCGCCACTTGTGGGGGAGGAGGGGGCGCCGCGGCTGCCGGAGTCGCCCGCACAGCAAGTGCTTCTGCCGCGCGGGGAACTGGTTGGGGATTTTTCCGCTTGATCTCAGTGGGCAATGCCGGCTCGAGTTCCGGGACAGTTTCATCCATCTCTTCCGCCGGAGTTGGCTTGTAACCGGCCACTCGGGCAACCCAGCCGAGCTTGTTCCTGCAGACCTTGGCGCACGCCCGCGTCTGTGCCATCGAGAGCAGCTGGAAAAGCGGCGTCGGCACCGTTCCGACCTGGACCTTCTCCACTTTGTACTTCCCCGTTGCCTGGTTGAAGATCGGCTTGTTGTCCGGGCCGAGGATCTTCTTCCACTCGTACTTCGGCCGCGGCCCCCAGTTCTCCTCGTCGTTGAGACACATCGACTCCGCCCGGCTCACGACCAGGCCGGTGTGCTCGCTGATCAGAACGGCGCAGGCCTTGAATCCCTGCACGTCGCCGAATTCGACATGCTGCGTGCTTTCGACCTTCGGACAGTATCCGTAAAAGTGGGCGAGGGTTTCCCAGTCCTCGAATTCGAGGTACTGCTCGCCGTTGAACATCACTTTCTTGGGGTTCGCTTCGATGATGCGCTGCAGCTCTGCGGCTGCTTGCTGCGCCTCCATCAGGACCTGTGCCGGCGGCCGCCAGAGCTTCAATTCTCCGACTTGCGCGTCCGGCTGGTAGATCTCTAATCCGTTTGCTGCCATAGTGCACCTCCTCCGAAAAGAAACACTGGCCGACTTTATTCTGGCAACCGGCATAACGCGCGGTATCGGCCTTCGAGCCAACCCTGTTGAAGCGAGAGACCATCCCTTCCAGGATCAGAGGCCTCTCGCTAACCCGCCGCCGGAACCGCCAGATTCTTGCGGCGAGATACTTAAACCGGGATACTTGAAAACTCGGAAGTCCATCGCGTGCTGCTCCAGGTTTCGATCGAGCGTGTTCCGATGGAGCCGGAGCAGCTTCGCGGCTCGAACCTTGTTGCCTTTGGTCTTGCGCAGGGCGGCTGCGAGCATCGCCCCGGCAAGCTCAACCCGAGCTTCCCGTAGCGACATGCCAGATGCGACCATTGCGTCTGCAATCTCCTGAATCGTCATGCGCGCTTGCCTGCCTTCCTCGCAGCCCGTGCAGCCTTTCGTTCAGCTCGCAATCTGTTCGCAGCGATCTCAGCCGCAAACATGAAGACCGATTCCCAATTGATTGCATACCGCACCCGAGTGCCCTTGCGGCGGATCATGCAGATCAACGGCTGAGGCTCGACGACGAGTGAACGGCCGCGCACTACGTTGTCGGTCTCAAAACTCAAGCGGGTTTTACGGCGTGACAAAGCGGTCATCGGCTCAACCCCACCAAGCGCGCCACAACATGCAAATAGAGCGCCGCCGTACAGAACGCTCCCACCAGGATGTAGAGTATGGAAACCACGAAAGCCCATTTCATCGCAGCGTTCCTTTCCAGAATTCGTACAATACCCGCAACCAGAGCGGCACCGAAAACAAGAGACCCATCCAGATCGCGCCGCCAGCTGCTTGTTTTGGCACGTGCCGCGCGGATCTCACAATTTCACCCCCGCAGCCTTCACCCAATCCTCAGTCTTCTCCGGCTCGTTAAGCGCGGAGATTACGAATTGCCAGTCGAAGGCGGCCACGCAGCGCCGCCGGCTATACCAGTGCGGTTTGATCCAGAAGCGGAGCGGCTCCCGACTCCCCATGCTCGGCGTGGTCAAGAAGTGCGCTTCCACCTCGCAGGCAAGATCCGCTGGCCTTCCCAGCAACCGCACCGTGAATACCGTCAGCTTTCGCATGGCAGAACCTCGTACAGACTCTTCGAACGATCAAGGACCCGATAGTTAACCTTGCCGCCGGCGCGCAACAGCCGCAGGATCCGGTCGGGCGAACTCGGCGCGTGCTCGATGCCGAGGGAAGCAATGTGCTTCTGCAGCTCGGTCAGGTGGAACGTCCGGCGCTGGCCGCAGAAACCGAGAATCGCCTGGCCCATACGGCAGCGGACACGGCGCAGATCGGCATCTTGGAAAGAC